GGCGTATACGCCGGTGGGCATGGCTACTCTCCAGTTACTTCAAAAGTTACTTCATGGACGCCGGGGTCCGTCCTCCAAGCGCCCCCGCGGCGGTCCTCGTCCAGCTCGATCACCTTGCCGATCACCTTGCCCACGCGCATCGGCTGCTCCTTGATCGCGCCGGATCCTGCATCGAGGTGGTTGTCGGGCTGCTCTTTAACCGTGGGTTTCCAGTCACGCATTTCGTCCTCCACGGTCGCGATAACGTCCACGTGCGCCCAAAGGAAGCCCCCGCGCAGCGGCGCCTCGAAGGCCTCAAGGATGCGTTTGTTCTTGTTTTCCGTGGAAAAATCCTCGCCGACCGCGCAGCCAGTTCCTTTGAGGGCTTTGCGCAGCAGCGCCGGCGCGAACGCTCCGGGCCCGTTGGTCTCCACCGTCACGCGCGGGATCTGCAGCTCCATCGCTACCTTCTTGATCTGCTGGCACTGCTCGAACGGGCTGCCCATCAGTGCCTCGGCGACGTGCCAGTAGTAGTTGCCGACCGCATCGGTGAACATCACGCCAAAGGCGGACACGTCCCCTGTCAGGCGGCCGAGCGCGCAGTCCCAGCGGGCGCCAGCGGCCACGATCTGCACCTTGCCGAGCATCATCCGCACGCCGCCGTTCGCGTAGTGAATCTCGGGCTGCACCGCGTACGGGATCAGGTCGTCGGGATCCAGCCGCACGGCGTGCAGCGGCTTCGCTTCGAGCTGGTACTGAGAATCCCAGCCGTTCAGCGTCGGTGTGTCCTTGCGGCGGCGCTGGAGGTCGGCACGGTTGAAGCGCTCGGGCCACGCGCACCCGGCATAAATGTCGAGGACGTTGGCGGGCGGCTTCTTCAGCGACACCGCGCGGCCGTCGACCAGGTAGTCCGCACCCTCCACCAGCAGCTTCGCGAATTTCCCGATTCCCACAAACACGTAGAACCCATCAGGGCCCGGGTCGAAGTCGAAGATGTAGCGGGTGGCGGTTTGCGTTTGATCGCCCTCGTATCGCTTGGCGTCCTCGAAAAGAGGGATCTTCAGCAATGGCGCACCTCCGGCGGTCTGCTCGTCGTAGATCGAGTCGTGAGTGTGCGGCGTGCCGATGTAGGTTTTCTGGCCACCCGGGACGAGGACGTGCGTGGACTCGGAGATCCGTTCCCGCAGCCTCTCCCGGCCCTCAGCCGACCATATGTTTTTTGGAACCTCCACGTCATCAAAGTCAACGTCATCCGCGCGGCCACCAGTGACGTTCGACAGCACGCCGTAGGCCGCCATGGTCGGATTTCGCGCGTCAGTAGCGCCGGCCGCCCAGAATTCCTCAATACCAGGCGCTTCCGGCAGGATGCCTTTGCACAGGGGGTGCCGTCGCAGGACCGAGAGAACATCGCGGGTCATTTTCTTGGCAAGCTTCGCGTCGGCGGACCACACCAGAGAGCGGTGCGTTGGGTCGCAGTAGATGCGCCACGCTTTGTAGATTCCGTAGAGGGTGGACTTCGCCGCCCCCCGGAACACTTCCAGCACGCGCACCTGGTCGCGGCATTCTTCCATCCACAGGCAAATGCGTACATGCAGGTCCGGCACCTGCCAGCGCATGATTCCCGCCCACATGAGGAAGAAAGCCACGAATCCGACCTTTCGCATCATGCGTCCGCCCGATGCTTCCGCACGCGGGCGATAAGCGACACGGCGTCACGCTCGGCCTTTTTCGCCAGCGCCTCGGTTTCCTCAGCCGGCTGTTCCCCGGGCACCACCTGCAATGCGAGGTTCATCACCGACTGAATCCGCACCACCAGCCCGACGGTCTGGGCGGCGTTCTTTTTCAGCCAGTAGACGTCGCCCCGCTTGTCAGCGGTGGACAGGTCGCGCCATGGCTCGGTGTCGGTTTCGGCCAGGAACAGTTCCGCCAGTTCCTGCTGGCGGGCTTCGAGCTTCTTCAGGGTGTCGTCTTTCAGCATGTCATTGCCCCATCGCCTTTTCGAGGTTCGGCTGTCGCGCATCCGCCAAGTCACCGCCCGGCTGCCACCAGTAGGTCTGCCCGAATTCGCGCCGCGCGCGGGCTTCCATCGTCGCCAGGTAGCCAGGCGAGAAGTACTCCTGCAGTTGGTGGACAATCATGTGGTCGAGGCCGGCCTTCGCGTACCAGAGATTCGAGCCTGGAGTCAGTCCGCGAAGCATCCGGACGAACTCGGCACCCGCCTTCGTGTCCTCGCCCATCGCGAGCTGCACGAGGTTGCCCTGCGTAAGATTGATGGCCTGTTCGGCCAAGCCCGCCACGGGGCCCAGCATTGACGCCAGGGACCCTTGGCCGTGCTTGGACTGCTGGGAGTAGAGGAAGTCGCCATAGAGGCCGAGCGAGCCGCCCTTGAGCAACGCCTGCACCCAGAAGCGCCCGCCCTTATCGCCTTCCAGCGGGTTCATGTTCTGCGGGTCGCGGCCGGCCAGCAGCTCTCCCACCTGCACGGACAGCGCCCCCATGACGGTCGTGCCAGCGATCAGAGCTGCGGAGTAAGCAGCCGTTCCGCCCTTGGTCTCCATCCCGAGCGCGCGCTGCCAGTGGCGGTTTATCATCGTGATCGGGAAGGACTTGAAGAGGAAAAACGACCGCGCAAGCTCGCCCTTCCAGGTTCCGCGCTGCATGTTTCCGTGCATCATCGCGCGCTCGCGCGCGCCGGGCGTGATGACCGCAACATCTACTTCCTCCTGCACGGCGGCCAGCAGCTTGATGGCGGCTTCCTGCCGAACCTTTCCAGCGGAACTGGCGTCCGTGGCAAGCCCGGCCTGCATGATGGCCGAGTCTGGAATCTGCATGATTGAGGCCGGCGTCAGCAGGTCTCCCCGCCCGTTCCAGTCTTCGAGCTTGGCCGTTTTCCACACCCCCCAATCCGTGGCAGTGATGCCCTTGGAAAGCAGGATTCTGTTGTCGGACGGGCCGAGCTTGGCAAAGTCAGACTTCCGGGTTAGGTGCCCGAGCGCGTCCATCATCGTCGCGCCGAAGGCTTGCTTCCTCGCGTCGGTCACGTAGTTCAGACCCGAGGCCCGCATCGTGAAGGTCGCGACCCGCTGGGTGACGCCGTTGACAAGGTATTCCTGGCCGGCGCGGTTGAAGGCATTGGTGAGGGTTTCCAGACCGAGCCCCGCGCGGCGCAGGAGCCTGCGATCGCCCACGTTCTTCGGGTTCATGGTCGCCAGTTCGTTCAGCAGCAGGCGCGACTCGGGCAGGTTGTTCACGTGCGCCGTCAGGTGCATCGTCGCCTCGTCGGCGAAGCTCGTGATAACAGCAGACCCGAGGCGGGTGGACACCAGCCAGTTGCGGACAGCGTCGAACCTGCGCGCGAGCGCTGCGTCCGCGATCGGCGGGGTGTTGCCGGACACGTGCGCGTAGAGGGTGTCGAGCGAGGCGCCCTGCTTTACGAGTTTCCCGGCGTCGGTCGGCTTCGCGAGCACGCCCTCCTTCATCGCCTTGTCCTTGAACAGCCGGAAGGCCAAGTTCGGGTGCGGGCCGAAGGTCTCGACGAGCGCGATGTCCTTGGCGATGCCGTCGATGTGGCCGACGAGCGTGCCCATCAGGTTCTTGTCGCCGAATCGCGCGTGGTATTCGAGGTAGCCGTCCGCATCCGCGAAGTGAATCTGCCGGGATTCGCTGCCGCGGTTCGCGCGCATGCCGCCGCCCGCGAACTGGCCGGGCGTGAGCTTATTCAGCCCGCCGGTGGCGATCGTGTCCCATGCGTTCCCGAGAAAGTCGGCCACCTCGCCGTCTTTCATCAGGGAACCGTCCTCGCGCAGGTATTTCTGGCGGTCGAGCTTCGGCAGCACCGTATCTACCCATGCCTGCTTGCCGACCTTGGCGACCAGATACTGCGAGTGCTGCTGCGGGTGCGCCCAGTCGTCAAGCTTGCCCACGTTCCCGCCGGCGGCATTGAACTGCTTGCGCAGGCGCTCGGAGATGTCCGAGAACACCTTCGCCGCCGCCTTCGCTTCGGGGACGCCGGAGTCCTTCCCGCGCAGTTCCTGAAACAGCGCCTTCGCGCCTTCGGCGTTCTTCGTCAGGCCCAGCCATTTCGGC